CACATGGAATGACTGGATTAACATTGCAATTGAGGACATTCTTGTAATTGATGCGCTTGCTATTTACCCACAACCAACAGTAGGCGGAGATCTTTACGGTTTCCAAATCCTTGATGGTTCAACAATCAAGCCACTCATTGATGACCGCGGTATGCGCCCAATGTCACCTAATGCCGCGTTCCAACAGATCCTTTACGGTTTCCCACGCTCAGAGTTTTCTGCAACAGAAGAAGATCCAAAGGCAGATGGTGAATTCACATCTGATCAATTGGCTTACTTGGTTCGCAATCGCCGTTCAACAACTGTTTATGGATTTAGCCCAGTAGAGCGAGCGCTACCACTTGCTGACATTTATTTGCGCCGCCAACAATGGATCAGAGCAGAGTACACAGATGGTGTAATGCCTGAACTCATGTTTACAACTGATGAAGATTGGGGAACTAACCCTGATCTCTTGCTTGCTTATGAGCGTATTCTCAATGATGACCTTGCAGGACAGACAGAGCAACGCAAGCGCGCTCGCCTACTGCCAAAGGGCCTAACACCTGTTGTTAATGAAGGTTATGGCGAGAAGTTCAAGGACACACTTGATGATTATTTAGTTACTTCTATTTGCGGACACTTTGGCGTACAACCATCTGAAATTGGTTTCTCACCAAAGGGCGGATTGGGTGGCGCTGGCTACTCAGAAGGACAAGCAGAGAATGGCGAAGCGCTAGGTATTGGGCCTCTTGCTAACTGGATCTCTAAGCAACTAACAAATCTTTCTTACACATACTTAGGTATGCCGCGTGAACTTGAATTTAAGTTGCTTACATCAGAGCGCAAAGACACAGAAGAAAATGCGCGTAAGAATGAGATTGAAGTTCGCTCAGGTGGTAAATCAATCAATGAGCGCAGATCAGAACTTGGTTTGCCGTTGCTAGATACACCACAGGCTGACATGCCTATCATGGTTGCAGGCTCAAGCGTTCTTTTGTTCTCACCTGATGGATTGATTGATGCGGCGGCGGCGGCAACAGCGCCAACATTAAGCGGCCCTGATGCAACACCTGATGCGCCAACAACCCCTGACACTCTTGAGCAAAAGCCTGCAACAGAGATAAAGCCTGAAGAAGATGAAGTGACTGAAGTAAAAGCATTTATGAAATGGGCGGCTAAAGGTAAGCGCGCAAGATTATTTGAATTCAAATCACTTGATCCAATTGTGGGAGATGCGCTCAACCGTTGTGCTTTTGATGGTGATTTAGATACTGCGCGAGCGCTGGCTAAGGCTTATCTAACATGATTGAGGGCGCTCTCAAGGCAGATGGGCGCATAGCGGCAAAGAACGCGGTGAAGATTAGAGCGGCACTGCACCAGGTAACAGACTTCAAAAGAGTCTTTGACAAATACCAGGAGACTCAACCGCAACCTACGGATAACACCACGCAAGATCGCACACGCGCCCGCTCATGGTTAATCCTTAATGTGTATCTCAATGATGAACCCCTACGCCAAACAGTCATGCGGGCATGGGCAGAGGCTTATGTTTTAGGACAAGCCGCCGCTGGTGAATGGATCAAGAAAACTCAAGAAGCAAACAAGGCTGATGACATTGAAGTTAATTGGGATAACTGGAAGCCAGGAGATAAAGCCACTGCTTTGTTGCTCAACCCAACTAAAGGGTTTGAGGCTTACCTGCAATCAACAGGCGGGGCTAGTTATTTCAAAAAGTTTAACAAAGAAACAATTGTAAATTTAGGCACTGCTCTTTCTGACTCAATCGCACTTGGTTTAGATGCTGAGAGCGCCGCGGTGATGATTGGGCAACATGTTGCAAGCCCTAGCCGCGCCCTAACTATCGCTATTACTGAGCAGAACCGCGCTATGTCTTTTGGATCTATTGAGCGCTACAAAGAGGCTGGCCTGCAAAAGATGGAATGGGCCGTATCTGATCCGTGTGACATTTGTGCAAAAAATGATGGGCAAGTAATTGTTATTGGGCAAACATTTGCATCAGGTGACGCGCAACCTCCTGCACACCCACATTGCCGTTGCGTGTTGCTACCTGTAATCCCAGGTATGGAAGATGAACCTGAGATCCCAGGCGCAACAATGGTTGTTCCTCCATCTCCTGTTAATTTTGGCCCTGATGCCACTACTTTCAGAACACCTAAAGAAGAAATTGAGCAAATTGTTAGCGCGTTGCAAGAAGGCCGTTCACTTAATGAAGCCTTAGACATGTATGAAGCATTAGATGCGCGCCCGTATGTACCTGGACAATGGGAAATTTTGCCGCAACCTCTTAATAGACAAGCCGCCATAAGCGCGTTGGGGAGAGCCTTAATTTTCCCTATGGCTAGAGAACAAATTGAAAGAACATTCTTTGGTTCTAGGATTAAAAAAGTAGATCAATTGTTTATTGACAAAGCGGTTATTTACAAAAACGGCCCACTTGAAGTGCAATTTTCTAGTACAGGTTTGAAATTAACTGATGCAGAACGCAAATTAGTTATTAAAGAAGTAGAAAAATTACAAGCAACAAACCCCAAAACACGCGCTGTTGTACACATTGAAAAAGATGCTAGTGGTAAATTTGGGTGGGCTTACGGTGGTAAGTCAGATTTATGGGTTGTGCCTAAAATTATTAAAGATGCGGATTTGAAGGCTTCTGCACAAGGTACTTTTAAGATGCCTGTAACGCCCGCCACTACACAATTTGAATACACCATTGCACATGAATGGGGTCACTTGCTTGATGACATTACAAATGGTACACAAGACGCTCTACGCACAAATGCAATTGTAAGGTTAAAAAGAGAATACCCTAACGCGTTCAAAAGCGGATACTCAGCGGAAAACACCAAAGAGTTTTATGCAGAAATGTTTACTGAGTATTACAGGACTAACGGCCAAACTACTAACTTGCTTGTTCAGGCTATGGCTAGAGAATTTGGTTGGAAAGTTCCTGAAGTAGCAGGGCCTAAGTATGTGGCGGCTAGAAAACCTGCAAGTTATTTCACTCCTGATAAGGCTTTGCAATTAGAAGAAGGCGTACCGTGGCGGCCTGAAGGTGAGAACTTGTATCTTAAAAAGGTACTTGATGAACAAGGTTTTAACGGAAAGCCTAGAGTTGTTTCAGCGGAAGAATACAAAAAAGCCGTGGACTCAGGAGCAATGCCTTTGCATAGAGGTGTTGCAGGAGATACCCCTGAGCAGGTAGATCAATTTGTGGCTCAATTGCTTACAGGGGATACTCCTTATGTTGGGCGCGGAATGTTTGGTGATGGCACTTACTTCACCGACAAACCTTCAACAGCACTTAAATTTGCTAAAGAGGACAGGTTTGGAAACCCAATTGAATTTGGTAGAACCATAGATGCGGCTTTAGACCCACGGGCAAAGATTGCGTTTTTAGATGACATAAAAGAAGAATTTATGAGTACAACAAGAATGACCCAGGCTCAAAAAGATTTTTATTATTCCTATCCGCAAGATTTTTATGAAGATGCAAGCATGTGGGCCGCGTCTAACGGCTATGACGCTATTTTGGTTAGAAACCCAGTTGTGAATTGGCAATCACAAGAAGCATTACCTGATTTGTACACAATCGTTTTGAACAGAACAGCCCTAATCATTAAGGAGATGCCATGACAGAAGTAGAACTAAGCCGCAAGGCGGGTGTACTTGTTGCCTACCTTGATCAAGAGGCTATTGAACGATTGTTTGCGGCGCTTAAAAAAAGCACTTCTTATGAAACATTACAAGAGCCATACAAAACATGGCTTACGGATCACTCAGCAATACCAACAAAAGATTTGCGGACAAACGCAAAGAAAGCAAGAAAGGCGAAGGCATAAATTATGAAAACTGAAAGTTGTGATCCACCTAGAGATGTTGATTGGTCAGAAGCCTCAAGCCTAGAAGTGGTGTTAAGCGCGCAAGAAAACATACCTGGCGCTAAGGCTGAATTGGCGCGCAGAGAAAAAGAAGCACAAGAGTTAGAAAAAAGCGCTGACATACAGAAGAACAACCCTAACCGTGACTCTAAAGGCCGCTTTACTTTTGGGCCAGGAGGCCCGCAAGGTGGCGGCGGTGCTGGTGGAGGCGCGGCAGTAGAAGGAGCAGAACAAGCGGGTGCGGCTGAACCTTATGAAGAAACAGATGATTACCGCATGCGCCATCAAGCCCCTAGACGCGCTGATGAATTTGGATCGTC